CACGATTTGTGAGAAAGGTATTAACCCAGAAGCGAAATTTGACATTCTAAAGGAGGATAATGATATGACCGAGAAGTTGGAAAAAACATTGCAGGAACTTAACAACCTGATGAAGGAAGTTAATGACCTAAAGAAGGAAGGGGCAGGAGACTACCCCGTAGATGAGTCGTTAGACGACTCTGCTGAAGAAGAAGCACCGGCATCAGATATGGAAGCAAATTTCATGGATGCGGATGAATCGGAAGATGAAGTAGAAGAGTCTGATTATAGCGGCGATGAAGAGCAGAAAATGCGAACAGGGCCAGAAGGTCCGGTAGAGCATGGATATGGTGAGGATTTGTCCGCAGGGAAGAAACACTCACAAGCAGGCCAAGTTGGTCAATTGTATAAGGAGTGGACTAACGAAGACTTCTCTACACTTGATTTGTCTGTTGAGAATGTGGAGAAGGCATACGGCGCTTTTAAGGCTGAACAGTTGGAAAAGATGGCGTATGACTCTCTTAAAGCACGATTTAGTGATAGGTTTACATCAGAGCAATCTGTTCGTAAGTCTTCTGTAGCACGAAACGAGTATGACGCAAAGAACGAGGTAGAAACACTTAGAGAGGAGTTCGCTTCTCTCCGCAAGAGCCTAACAGAACAGTCGGAAACGATTGCTAAGGCTCAAACAGTAGATGTGCCGAACTTTGATGTAGCAGACATGTCTTGGGGCGATATTCACAACATTGTGAGCCAATATGAGGAGTGATTTAGTATGGGATATATTAAGACTATGAGAGATTTGGAAGCCGCAACCTATGGAATTAGGGGCGGTAGTGGAAATGCTCTGTTAAAGGGTGCAGGAGTTGTAGCGTGGGGTTCTTCAGGAACCGGACACGACACTGATGTTGCTGGTTTATCCGGCGCTTCGGGACTTGCTGACTTGTATAACCGAGCATATGGGCAAAAAGTATGGTCAATGCTGAACCAAGAGGTTAATGCGTTGGCTATGCTCGCTAAGAGACCTTATACGACCAGTGGATGGCGTGTATTGAAGAAGAGAGCAGAAGGTGGAGCAAATTCTACCTTTGATGTTGTTGGAAGCGGTGCTTCTACAGCAAGGGGTGTTGATGCGCCTTCTGCTGACAACATTGGTGGTGTGTCTGAGAACGCGCAATTGGGAACAGGAAACGATATTCCGGCTATTACGCCAGAATACACGAAACTCTTTACGAGTCCGAAAACCATTGCTCATTTGTTTGAGTTCTCAGAACTAGCACTTGAGATGGCAAAGATTGATGATGGAGTTGGCGATTTGCGCTCTTTAATCCGTGAGGATATGGGCAAGCATCACGCCGAGGTTCAGAACAAGATGCTTTTGATGCCATTGGAGTTCTATGACCAAGAGAAGGCTAGTGGAGTAAACTCTGTTAATATCAACAAGGGTTACACTTCACTAATGAAGGTTGTTGCATCTAGCGCAGAGTTAGAAGCAATGGTTGATGCGTCAATGCTGGATGATTCAACTTCCAGCACAGGTGGTTTAACTGATACCCTTAGCACCATTTATGGAGCAACAGATAGGGACTTAGTAAGTAACGCCGCTAACGCATCATTCCTTGATGCAGAGGTTGATTACGGTGCAGGCTACGCGGCTGCTAATTCGCGTGTGCTAACGCTAACAATCATTAACGACATGCTGCGAAGGCTACGAGAGAACGGTGGAAGTCCAAAGGTCATCTTGACCGGATATGATACCATTCAGCATCTTGGAGACCTATTGCAGGCACAGGAAAGGTTTATGGACAGGAAAGAGGTTATTCCGACACATAACGGGGTTCGTGGTGTAAAGGGTAAGGAAGTTGGCTTTAGGGTCGCTACTTATTACGACATACCAATTATCCCTTGCAAGGACATGCCTAAGACAGGACAGGGTGCTGCTAACAAGTTAAGCGACATGTTGGTTCTGGATACGGACCATCTTTGGATGAGTGTCCTAAAACCAACTGAATACTTTGAGGATGGTATTGACCACGGAAATCCCTTTGGGGTTGGAACACTTGGAAACCAAGCAATGTATAGAACCATTGCTGAGACCGGCTGTTCTTTCTTTAAGGGCCAGGGTAAGATAACCAACCTAACAAGTGCATGAAGGTGATTAAATGACGGCAACTGTAACTTTAGTTGGTGACCATAAGGGTATAACGAGGCCAAAGGCTGTTGGAGACGAGTATGTTGTTGATGCGAATATCAACATCACATCTTACACGGCTAACGGGGAAGTCATTACAGCGACTGAACTGGGTCTAAGCACCCTTCATGCAGTTTGCATCACCGGCCAAGAAAAAGGAGTTGGAAACGCAGGTTTCTTAGCATCTATCGAACTAGACACTGCTGGCGCTTATGCTAGTAGTTCTTCGTTTCAGATTGTTGCTACTGACTTTGATGGGACTAATGCCGCAGCATCAGCCACAGACGATATAGGTGTCGTTAAGGTTCGTGCTTGGGGCAATGTCTGATTGTGTGTGAATGTGGCCTTTGGCCCCTTCGGGGGCCATTGGTCACTATAACGGTGATATTATGGTATTAATAGAATTAAGCGCAAGACAAGTTGGGAACCACCCAATAGTGTTAAACACTAAATCCAAG